TCCACCGTGAGGAACCGCAAAGGTGCTGCGACTGTGTCACCTTCAGCCGGTGATTCGATGATCCGGCCCTGACGATCCAGAGCGGCCTCGTCGTCCCAGGTTTCACCGAGCCGGTAGCCACTGGGCGTGATCTCCAGTTTGAAATCCTCCACATAGTCACGCCACGGCAAGGCGAGCCGCTTCTGGTAGAACTGTCGCAAGGGTTCGAGATCGCCCTTCTTCGCGGCTGCCTTGGCTCGCAGATACAACTCAGCGAGCCGTCCCCAACTCATCGCGCACAAGGCGTTCCAGTGGAACCCAACGTTCTCGGTCGAGGCGTGCAGGTTGGTGCGCACATAGCGGCCCTCAGCGTTGAGCCGACGGCGTGTGCGGTCACTGTCCTCGAAGTGATGGCCGCAGCCTTCGCATTTGAGGGAGGCGGTTTCGCGCACACGGGCGAAGTTCCACTCGCCCATTTCGTCGCGGGCGTCCTTGCTCCACTCCACGTTGTCCCACTTGTAAGGCTGTCGCGCGCAGCAATGCGGACATTCAAAAGTCCACTCACGCATGTCGGTGGTCTCGAACTTCCGATGGGTGTCGTCGTTCTCTTCGCCGCCCTGTGACATGAACAGGCACTTGCCCAGCCAGCCAAAGGCGGTGACGCGCGCTTCGGCCTCGGCCATGTGGCCCTGCGGCCAGCGCCAGGTTTCATCACCGATCAGCCAGCGGATTGAGCGGCGTTGCAGGTTAGTCTTGTTGTGGGCACCCAGCACCCACAAGGTCATGCCGTTGGAGAAGTGCTTGGTGGTCGTCTTGAGCTTGTGCCGGTCGCGCGGGTAGAGTGCCTGCACGGCGGGGCATTCATCAAAGACGCGGCCCAGGCGGCTCTCGGCCTGATCCTTGGCATCGTCATCGGTTTGATCGAGCCAGAGCGTGGGACCTGGCAGATTGGCAATGATGTAGCACAGACCGATCTCGCCAATAGTGGTCTTGCTCGACTGAATGGAAGCCAGAATGGCGACGATACGAATCTTGGGATCGACCAGTGCTTCGAGCGGTTCCTTGAGCCAGGGCGAGTTGTCTGCACGGAACCGGCCCGGCACCGGTGAATACGGAATGGAGTGAACATGTTCCTCCGCCCATGCCCATGGAGGACGGCGGTCGGGTGGTCGCCATGCGTCGCGCCAGATCTGGTGAAGCACCTCACGCATGACCCTGGTGCAGCGTGCTCAGCACCTCGTCGATGGCTTTGCGGCACTCTTCTTGAATGGCCGTTGCATCAAGACCCGACAGGATGGGCGGCAGTTCGTTCTCGAACTTGTTGCGCAACAAAGCCGTGGCCTTGCCCACCAGTGACGTCCACTCCATGCGCACTTCTTCGATGCTGACATACTGGCCTTTGCGCACAGCCACCTTGAGCTCGCGTTCTTCCACCTCGGCCAGCAACTTGCGGGCACGCAGGGCGGTTTCCTCGTCCACGACAGCGGTGGAGCCTTTGAGATCATGACGCTTCATAAACTCCCGCCACTGGGCGACTTCATGCAGGCCGTTGGCGGCGGGCTTGGGCGCGTCTTTGCGTTTCTTCCACTGGTTGAGCGATTGCCGCGATACGCCGAGCACGGCGGCCAGCTCCACCATGTTGGGCACATGCGTTGGCCCTGCATTCTCGCCGGAAGCAGTGGCAAGGTTCTGCAACATCGAGCGCTCGTTGCGACTCAGTTTGCCGCCGTGCTGAACACGTTTGACCAGATTGGCCAGGTCCTTGTTGAGCAGCTTGCGGGCAACGTCCGGCGGAAGATGAATGTCCATGCTCCGCTGGTTGCGGAGTCAACTCACTCGATCTTGAGAATGTCAGCGATGGCGGGTGCGCCATATTCAGCTCCACCTGTGATCACCTTCAGGTTCCCTTCCTGATACACGCCTTCGCCGTGAGTGTGGCCACAGAGAACGGTGAGCTGTTTATCAGGCCATCTGGCGCAAGCGGCACGAAGCATGGTGCCCAAGGTTGGATTGGAAAAATGCGGCAGGAACTCGGGTTCCGACATCCGACCTTGATGCCACGCAGCCTCCGGGAACGGTGGAACATGAGTGACGAAAATGACATGGTCAAACCCCGCCAGCGCACGGTCCAGTGCTTTCGCTGCGGCTTGTGTAAAGCCCTCTGCCAGTTCCTTCATTTTGAGCCACTGAAGCGATGGCGGCAAAACGGCAAGATCACGAATCATGATGGAATCGTTCAGGCGGATGCTTGAGTTGTTACCAGCACCGGCAAGGCCGTCCGCCCAGCCATCCACTCCCACCAGCGCGGTGCTCGCAGAGAGTTGAAAAACCTGTTCTCCCTGCAAGCGATGCAGATGGCGATGAATGCCGGTAAGCTCAGCCACTGCATTTTCAGCCTCGGCGAAAGAGCTGTGATAGCGGTCGTGATTGCCCAGAACAAAGAACAGCGGCTTGTCGAAGCTGGAAGCCAGCAGCGAGAGATGTTCCTGAAGTCGTGGGCCGTCGGAAATATCACCACAGAGGGCAAGGGCGTCGGCGTTGAGGTCCGCCAACTCTGCTATGAACCTCTGGAGCGCGGCAGGCTTGAGAAAGTTCAAATGCCAGTCAGTGGCCCAGGCGAGCTTGGCCACAGGCACGTTCTCGCAAACGATCCCTGTTGCTGCTGAACTCATGGCTTCTTCGGAGCAATCAACTTCATCAGCACGACCACGGCATAGCCTCGCGGTGTGGCCCGTGCCTGCTCCCAGTTCTCCAGGGTGCGTTTGCTGATTTCCAGATACTCGGCCGCATCCCGCTGGCTGAAGTCCTTGCGCTCGCGCCACTCCTTGAGGGCACGGGCAAACTTCTTCGGGGTCACGCCTTTGGGCAGCTTCATCGCCATACGCAAGTCACGCATACCCTACAAGAGCGTCAACTGCGTTGACACTCCGCCAGCAGCGTGAGCATCCCCATATACTGCGCCCACACCAAGCTGGTGGACCCGAACACGCTGAAGCCTAATCCGGGCAATCCCAATCAGCACAGTGCCCATCAGATTCAGTTGCTGGCGTCGATCATTCAGGAACAGGGCTGGCGCAATCCGATCACGGTGAGCAAACGCAGCGGACTTATCGTTCGCGGTCATGGCCGGCTGGAGGCCGCACTCCTGATCGGCTGCGAGGTCGTCCCGGTGGATGAGCAGGACTACACCAGTGAAGCCGAGGAACTCGCCGATCTGCTCGCGGACAACCGCCTGGCCGAACTCGCGGAGCTTGATGAAGATGAACTGAAGCGCCTCTTGAAGACCATCCAGGACAGCGATCCGTCCTTCGATCTCGAACTCACCGGGTTCATGGAGGACGAGATTCGCAAGCTGTTCGAGGACGAGGATGCTGCCGATGAACTGGAAACGATTCCGCGCATGGAATGCCAGGCCTTCGAGCATCATGACTACCTCGTGTTCATGTTTCACGATCTTCGCGACTGGATGCAGGCGCTCCAGCTCATGGGTGTGCGCGAGGTCGATTACAGCATCACCCGAACCACCAAGAAAATCGGCGTTGGCCGCGTGCTCCATGGAAAACGACTCCTCGAACTCTGCAAACGGGCCGCTCTGGCCGGAACTGCAACCCCTCAGCCTGCGCCTGGTGATCCTGAGCCGCAGTCGCGCCCGAACGATGACCAGCCACAAGCTTTTCCCGAGCGCGACCCTGCTCGTGCCGGAAAGCGAACTCGCCCAGTATCAACACATCCCGCTGATGAAGCAGACGGTGCCTGATGAGGTGATGGGCATCTCTTCACTGCGCAACTGGATCATCAAGCAGTTCAAGGAGGACGCCATCGTCATGCTTGATGACGACATCACCGCCTGTGTCTGCATGGTCAGTCTGCGCTGCCGCAAGCTGTCTCCTGATGAAACCCTGGCCATGCTCACGAACAGCGCGTTCTGTGCACGCGGAGCCGGAGCCCGGTTGTTTGGCTGGCACCAGCGCAGCGATCCTCGACTGCTGCAACGCAATGATCCCTTTGGCGTGAACCACTGGGTGGGCGGGGCGGTGGGCATCGTGCGCGACTCGAACGGAGGAGTCCCCAAGTGGGATGAGCTGCTCAAGTGCAAATGCGACATCGACGCCACGCTCCAGGAACTGCTCGACAACCGCTTAGTCTGGAATGAAGCCCGGTTCTGCTTTGTGCAGGAGCGCGACAAGAACCTGGGCGGCAATTCGCTGTTTCGCAGTGCGGACCGCATCGCCACCGAGAAGCGCCATCTCAAGCGCAAGTGGAAGGCCCACATCAGCTTCGAGAACTACAAGAGCCAGGAGCGGGTGGCGATGGATGCGCCGAGGCGGCAGGCCGTCTCGTTGCATTGAGTTCAGCCGCCCGCTGCGAGGCCCGTCCCTCTCGAGCATCAGACCGAACGTGAGGGCGGCCAATTCCTCATAACCGCCCGTGAAGGCGGGGCAGCAGGCCTTTCTGCTCTTACGCCCGGCGATGACGAACTTCCTCCATCGAGGGCAATAGTCAAACCGGACAGTCAGAGGCGTCCTTCAAACCATCGCACCCCCGGACACCCTCCATTCCCCGCGACCA